AGCATAGCAGGTAGAATTGTACCTACCACTAGCCAGCCCACTAGCCAACCAACCACCACCACTGATAGCCTAGTAGAGGACGCAGTAGCACCACCAGAAGGCGCACTAGGTAGCCTACGGGAACGCATGGCAGCCAAGGTAGCAGCCCGTGTAAAGGCTAACAAGGTAGCAGAGGCACTTAGCATAGACGACTTCAATAAGGAGCCAGCCCCACTGCACCCTGACGACAAGGCTGCTATACAGGCACGAGTGGCTACCCTAGCACCTGTCCTGCCTCCAGCCCAGCTAGACACTAACCAACACCAAGGCCAGTTAGACACCCTACGTGCTGAGCTAGCAGGGGCTACAGGCATCAAGGCTAAGATACTAGCCAAGAAGGTAGCAGCACTGGAGGCGCAGGTCGGCATCCTAGCAGCCGATGTAGTACATGAGGTGGACATGCAGGCTACAGAAGCTCAGGTAATGGAGCAGTACACTGATAAGCTGGAGGAGCTACAGGAGGAACTGCCAGCGGCGGAGGAACTGCCACAGCCTGAGCCTACCAAGCCCACTACTCTAGCTGAGCGTATAGCCGCACGTAAAATAGCCGCACAGGCAGTAGAGCAGAAGGCAGAGGAGGAGAAGGCCAAGACTGTACAGCCTAGCCAAGTAACCCACGCTGCACTAATGAACAGCATGAACTGTGCTGTACAAGAGGCAGTAGGCAGAGAGGCTGCTACTAAGAGTCTATCCCTAGCCGAGCGGTTAGCTATCAAGCGCAATGCAGCAGATCAAGCAAGTCTATCTACAGCAGGGGAGACTAAGCCTAGTATCGTAGCAGAGGGTAAGCCCGCAGTACACCGTGATGTGCATGCCCCAGCTAACCGAGCTACCGTGGTACTCAATAAGCGGCAGGGCGAAGCAGTAGAAAAGGCGATCGACGGTAAGACATTCAGCCTGATCGGCGCTGCGGGTACAGGTAAGACTACCAGTGTACGCCAGCTAGCTAGGGAACTACTAGAGAGTGGGATGCTGGGAGAGGTAGACTACAAGAGACAGGGAGGGGAGGGACGCAACGACAGGGTACAGGGCTTGAGTATAGCCTTCGTAGCATTCACCCGACGTGCGGCTAACAACCTACGGGATAGCATCTGCGCTGACGAGGAGCTTAAGGAGCACTTCTATAATAGCTGCCAGACTATCCATAACTTGTTAGAGTTTTACCCTGAGCAGTACTCTTACGAAGCAGATGATGGTGAGCTACGGGAGTCTATGCGCTTCGTACCTGCTAAGGGTGCATGGGATAAGCTAGACATTACCCACCTAGTAATAGAGGAAGGGTCGATGGTAGGGCTTGACCTAGCTGACATGCTGATGCAAGCACTACAGGCTGGGGTACAGATAATATACATAGGGGACATTAACCAGCTACCGCCAGTGTTCGGAGCCAGTATCCTATCCTATGCCCTAGTCAAGCTACCTATCGTGGAGCTTACCGAGGTGTACAGGCAGGCGTTGGACAGCGGGATCATCCGTAACGCACACAACATCCTAGCCGGTAGGGACTTAGAGTTCTGCGACGACTTCGTAGCATACGAGGAATACGCCAAGGGACGTGGGCTAGGTATCAAGCGGGTAGGGACTGACGTACCAAAGGGAGGCACTGAGATACAGGCAGGGCCACATAAAATAAGCCTACTATACGCCCAGCTATTCGAGGGACTGTATGGTAAGGGAGACTATGACCCAGATCAGGACATTATATTGTCCCCGTTCAACAAGCATGATCTAGGGACTACTAACCTGAACAACCACATAGCCCAGTTCCTTGGTAAGAAGCGAGACGCAGTAGTCTACGAGGTTATCACAGGCTTTGAGAAGTGGTACCTTGCAGTAGGCGACAGGGTGATGGTGGATAAGCAGGACGGTACTATCAAGCAGATAGCAGTTAACGCTACCTACTCTGGTACAGCAGCCCAGCCTCCAGGCACTGACCTTACCCGCTTCGGGGTACGTACCCTATGCGAAGGGCAGATGGCGGATATGGAGAAGCTAGACTATAGCAACTTCAACGTAGAGGCTGCACTAGAAGAGGATGCAGGGGAGCGGAAGCGGGCAGCTAGCCACGTAGTAACGGTAGAGCTAGACACAGGCAGTACGCTAATCCTTATGAGTGCCGGAGACTTCAGCCAGCAGCGATTCAGCTTAGGCTACTGCCTTACTGTACACAAAGCGCAAGGCTGTGAGTGGCGTACCGTCTACTTCATCATGCACAAGAGCCACCATGTATCAGCTACCCGTGAGCTGTTCTATACTGGTGTCACTCGGGCTAGAGAGAAGTGCGTTGTACTAGCCAAAGACTACACGCTAAAGCAGGCAGTATCAGCACAGCGTATCAAGGGCAACAGTACCTATGAGAAGATCGAGTACTTTAACAGTGGCGCACTGGCTGACCTAGAGCTAGTACAAGTGGAGAAGTAGCATGGCACGATCAACCTATCCGCCAAAGAACGCTCCTAGAATAGAACGGGACAGCAGAGGGGATATCATTCCCTTCTACTGCAACGTAACCTACAAGGGGCAAGCCTACCAGACGACAGGCTACGCAAGAGAGGGCTACGTGTGGGTCAAGAAGCTAGGTAGCTGGAAGAAAGACACAGTGCCTAGCGTAGAGGTCACTATCAAAGACCCGCTCAACACACAGGCTAATAGCCTGAAGGCTAAGAATACCAGCTATGCCCAATGGGAGCTGGACAAGACTGAGAGGTGTATACCATGAGCTTAGAACAGCCTAGCGATAAAGAGAGAGCGCACGTAGTAGAAGGGGAGGAGGAGTTCGTAGCCTCCGTTATAGTCAACAGCAAGGACAACACCATGCGAGTGCTGGCTCTGCCTACTATATATAAGACCACACGAGGCTACTGCATAGGGCGTAAGCAGTTGATCTACGAGTCAGATATTCACGATGGGAAGCTATACGTACAAACTGAAGTAGACAATGGACGAGGCTACCGAGACTACGATACTGTCAAGGCACAGCTAGCCGAGGAGCTAGACACCCCGCAGTACAGGCTACTGCAAAGCATGGCAGAAGAGGACGGGCTGTATTCTATGGACGATGCAGCTGATATGTTACTGGACTTTGTAGAGAGCTTCAAACTAGAAGGGGGTATCAGCCATGCTATCCATTAGTTATCCACTACTGGCCTTGTTGCTGTTTGTTGCCTGCCTTATAGGGGGTGCGGGTGGGGCATGGCTTGCCACTAAGGAGTGCCGTAGGGTGATACTAGAAGAACTGGAACCCCTAGACAGGCCACGTGGAGCTACCCGCATAAGGGAGGTAGTATGAGTGGTGCGAAGCAGGGTGAAGAGGACTACTGGCTGCTGATGAACCTTGTATTCTATGGGAAGATAGAGGACTACAGGGATATAGAAGCATGGTTCGGAGTGCCAGCCCAGTCCCCGCCACAGGCAGCCCACATAATAGCCAAGCAATACAACCTGACGGTACTCCCTGACCTATGCGGCAACTGCCACACTGTGTTCGGGGCTACCCTCGGTGGTAGGCTAAGACACTCCTGCCCTTGCTGTAGAGTACCAGGCCAAGCATGGGACAGCAACCCAATAGGCAAGCAGGTTAGCCTCTTCTGGCGCTACACTCAGTGCTTAGAGGACAGCCCTATCATACATTACTTACATAGCGTATACCCTACGCGGTACTACGATGGAACAATACTGGAGAAGAAACATGAGCTTAGACATAAATAACCTTACCGTGGGAGAGCTATACGCTGCACTGCGGGTACATGGGGACTTGATCCTCACCATACCAACGACCGAGGTAGACAGCATCAAGGCTAGGCTATCCCAGTTCAAGACACGCTACGGAGCAGAGGACAAGGCCCGTCGGCTAGCCTATGCCACGCTACGCAAGAGCGAGAAGGTACTGGATGGTATCCACCTAATAGACTTACAGATCACGCTAAAGGGGCAGGACGTACTGCCTGTCTACGACCTACGTAAAGCAGAGGACTTCTAAGATGGAAAACAACCAAGTGCTGACAGCTACAGCAGACGAGATCAAGGCTAAGATAAGTAGACTGGCTAGCCTATCCGAGCTGGACTTGAAGAAGGCAATGGGCGATCTAAAGGGGATGCTACTGGATAACCCCACTGCCGTACAGCAGATGGAACCGGCTGATCTAGGTGAGCTTATCAAGAGCCAGCGGCGGATGGTAGGCAGTGCAGCAGACGTAGCAGCAGCCAAGCCCAAGGGTACACGCGCTAAGGCTAAGCCTAAGTTTACAGCAGCCGAGCTAATGGACATTGATCTAGGAGAACTATGATGTACGCAGACTACGATGATGAGCTAGGGGATATGGAACAGTACGAAATAGAATGCCTACGCAAGGAGCAGCAGATGCAGGATGAGGAAGACGCGGCAGAAGAAGCGGCAGAGCTAGAGAGGGAGCGGCTAGACCGTACCCGTGTGGTAGAGGATGCTAAGATAGCCTGCCTAGAGCGGATGCATGTACTACGTAGGATGGGGAACAGCGACCCTGAAAGCACAGGTCAGCTAGCCAACAAAGCCTTAGTCCAGTACCTACAGGCCATAGGCGAGGATGAGATAATCAAGCAGTGGAAGCTAGTCAGCCGCTACTACTAGGAGAGTACCATGATAGAAAGACCTGAATGGTGTGGGGAGGATGAACCGTACATGCGGCTGTCCTACTCTACGCTAGAGACACTACAGACCTGCGAGCGGAAGTACCAGCTAGATAAGGTACTGTCCAATGGAGCGCCACGTGAGGAGAGCGAACACTTCTCCTTCGGGCATGGCTTCGGCGCGGGGGTGGCAAGCTACATGACCTACGGGTGTATGGATGCTGCCTTACTAGACTGCTGGCTAGAGTACTGGCCTATTGTGGAGAGTGAGAAGAAGACAGAAGAGACCTGCATGATGCTACTGATGCGTTGTCAGGATGAGATGGATATGCTACGAGAGGACTGGGAAGTACCCATGTTCAACGGGCAGCCTGCCTGCGAGCTATCCTTCCGCATCAACGTAGACGCTACCTTCTACTACGTAGGCTACATAGACGTGGTGCTACAGCACAAGACCACCGGCCAACTGGCTGTGCTAGAGGTTAAGTCTACTGGTATGCAGTTAGCTGACCTGACCCCCCTATATAAGAACTCGGGACAGGCCATAGGCTACAGCATTGTGCTGGATGCAATAGCAGGGGAGGATCAGGCAGAGTACAAGGTAACGTACCTAGTCGGTCAGCTAGGCAGAGATATCTGGGGTGACAGTACACGCGCCCACATCATGCCCTTTGCTAAGACGGTACTGGACAGGCTAAACTGGTTCATGTCCCTGAGCCTAGACGTAGCGCACATGCACGAGATGGCAGAGCTAGGTATCTACCCTAAGCGTGGCGGAGCCTGCCTGTCCTACATGAAACCCTGCCAGCACTTCGGAGTCTGTGGCATACACGCAGCGGATAAGAACAAGGTGCTGACTGAGCGGGATGATATAGAGTATCAGTTCGTGTACAACCTAGATGATCTTATAGAGAACCACCTACGGAGGATAGGAGCATGAACCCACAGTACGAGTTTGTCCGGCAGCAGCAGGAGGGATGGGCCTACACCTGTCTGCTACGTGCTAAGCTAGGCCACCTCAAGGCTCCGTACTCAGCCGCTAATCCGCAGGAAGCTAAGACCATACAGGATATGGAGAAGCTCCGCTACATTAAGGCGCTGCCAGCAGGTGGGTACGGGCTAACCCAGACAGGCATGGACAACCTGACCTACTTGCAGAAGAAGATGGAAGAATACCGTAAGGCCACCGGCTCTATATACGGCAGCGTTACACTACCCACTAGTAACAAGGATAAGACCCTATGAACCCTACTACTGAGCTAAGAGCACGCATCTGCTACCACGGCGACCACTGTACTGACGGCCTAGCCGCTATGGTTATCATGCGGGAGTGGTTAGTAGCAAGGCACTACGATGTAGACCTACAGGCTTGCAACTACAACGAGCTGCCTATCCCCTACGGCTATGACTACGTATGCTTCGTGGACTTCTGCCCTACGGGGGAGCAGCTAGAGATAGCACTCAACCAGAATGAGCATGTGGCTGTGATAGATCACCATCCTCGTGCAGTAGACATGGACTGGAAGGCGCTGGTCAAGGACTATCCCAAGACGCTGGACTTCTACGTCAGTGCGGAAGGCTGTGGTGCTATGCTAGTGTGGGGCTACTGCTACCCCAAGGAAGAGTCCCCGCAGGTACTGAAGCTGATAGACGACAGGGATCGCTGGCAGTGGCGGCAGCATGGTACTAAGGAGTGGTCGGCTGCCTTCCAGCTATACTCCATCGAGGACAAGCAGGCTACCCTATGGGAGCTAATGTTCGGGCCTACTCATGCACGTGGGCCAACCATGGAGCGTATGCTACAGGAAGGGGCAGTCATTAACCTATACCAGCAGCAGGTAATAGACAAGCAGTGCCGCATGGCCCACGTACAGGTGTTGTCTGGCTATCCTGTGGTCTGCGTCAACACGCCGGAGCTGCCAAGCGAGACGTGCCATACGCTACTAGACCTGCACCCCTACACACGATGGGCAGCCTGCTGGCACATAGCACCGGATGGGACTGTGAAATACAGCGTCCGTAGCCGTAACGAGGTAGACACAGTGCACACTATAGTCATCCCTCATGGGGGCGGCGGGCATCACTGCGCGGGTGGCATGACACTGCCTAAGCCACAGCGTTCCTATTCACTAGATATGTGGGATAACCTATGAACCAGATAGTAACGGACGACGTAGAAGAAACAGGTAACTGGACTAGTCCCCTAGCAGCCAGCAAGCGGCAGCCTAAGAAGACTGACAGGACTAGCACACCACTACAGCGCATGGCAAGCCAGCACAACTGGGAGAACTTCCAGCTCAAGGGCATGGCAGCTAACCTACGCGCTCAAGCCATCAAGCACCCTCGCCTATACGAGATATTCCAGACAGCCATAGCTGCTATAGAGGAAGAGGTGCAGGTAAACAATAGAGAGTGGGATCAGTTCAGCCTAGAGTATCGTACCGAACGAGCCGCACGTAACGCAGCCGCAAAGGAGACTAAGTAATGGCTAGCCTAAAGAGATTAGCAGCAGCAATACGCAGCGGGGAAGTATCCGCTATGAACCACAGTGCCTTGATCTATGGGCCGCCCAAGTCAGGCAAGACACGCTTGGTAGGGACAGCAGCAGAGCTGAAGGAGGTGACTAAGATATGGTGGTTCGACCTAGAGAACGGGGCCGAGACACTACTGCACATGGATCTGTCAGAGGAGGCTCTTGATAAGGTAGAGTACATCAAGGTAGCTGACACTAAGGATACCCCGTGGGCTATTGAGACTATGCTCAAGGCACTGACTAGCAAGGAAGGTGTGTGGATCAGTGCATCCGCTGGCCGTGTCGTATCCGTTAAGGACAAGGTAGACGGGGACATATTCTTCAAGCTATCTGACTGTACTGGGACAGAGCTGATCGTGGTGGACAGTGCCACACAGCTGGGGGCTAGCGCACTCAACGCTACCATGATGGGTAAGGCCCACACTGTAAAGCCTACGTTCGATGAGTACGGGCTAATGGGTAAGTGGCTAGGGGATATCATGTCTGTTATACAGCAGGCAGCGAACACTAACTTCGTGGTCATAACCCATGAGACTATGATGGAGGACAACGACGGGCGTACTAAGTTCTTCCCTATCTGTGGGACTATGAAGTTTAGCATGAGCCTCGCCAAGTACTTCGGCACCGTAGTCTACACAAGCATGAAGATGAAGAAGCATACTGCCGGTTCTGGCACAGACTATGCTAACGACAAGCTGACAGGGAGCCGCCTTGGTGTGGCTATGGAGAGGGCTACTGAGCTAAGTATGAAGGCTCTACTAATCGACGGTGGTATCTTAGGAGGTAAGCGAGTAGGCTAGCCTAGCGAACGTAGCATACGAAAATAAATACCGATTGCGAAAATCAAAGATTCCAGTTATAATAAATTTCAGGTGGCGTACTTCGCCCTGTAGCCCACTCTGGACTATGGCGCACACTGAACTGGTTGTATGCCGCCTGTTACCTAACCTATGTACACATAATGTACGCATTCTATAGAGAGACTACGCAATGACTGACTCAATCCTAGACCTAGACGCAGTGTTAGACCAAGACATGGGCGCAGTAGCCGACGTACCTGATTTTGTAGAGCCACCCGCTGGCCTATACGACTTGGGCATTACCAAGGCTGCCGCTGAAGAGTACAAGAACGCCGAAGGTAACATGATCGGTCGCCTACGCGTAACCTACAAGGTCAACGCTACTATTGAAGTAGAAGGCGACGAGCTACCCGTACCGGACGGCTCCTTATTCTCCGAGACGTTCCAGCTTACAGAGCAGGGATTGGAGTTCTTCAAGAAGTCTGCTAAGAACATCCTTGGCGTAACGGATATGGCTGGTGTATCAGTGCGTGAGCTACTGACCGAGCTATCCGGTATCGAGTCCTTCCAGGCTAAGATCACCGTCCGTATGTCAGAGAGCAAGGGCAAGACGTACCGCAACACTAACGTCCGTCCTATCACAGCTTAGTAGCAACACTAGCCCACAGTAGTACCTATAAGGGGATGCCTTCGGGTGTCCCTTTTTTCGTTTCTAGCCGGAGCAACCTATGCGCGTACTATTAAACTACTCCCTAGCGGAGAAGCCTTACGTGGGTATGGTAGCTGCTATCCTCAAGCGTCATGGGGTAGCTGCAATATCAACAGCTAAGACGCTGACCATAACCACTATGAACGAGACAGCAGCACAGATGAAGTGCAATGCTGTACTGTGTGTGAATGAAAAGACCCTAGCTAATATAGTAGAGGGTGACAAGCCTACGCTGGACGACTGGCGTGGTAGCAGGCTGGACTACTCAGTACCAGTTATCGTATGCAATAAGTTAGAGCACCTACATAAAGTACCCCACGGCCAGTGGCTATTCGAGCAAGACCTAGGCAAGATACGCTACGTCAACCGTAAGCCTGAGCCTTTCCACATGCAGGTGCTAGATGCACCGAGCAAGTACCCCGATGCACTACAGGACATAAAGGATAGTATCCTAGTGGCCTTCGACATAGAGACTAACGGGGAAGAGATAGACAAGTACAACAGCAGCGCGGCAGGTAAGCGGGCCAAGGCAGACGAGACACTAGAGGTCGCGCCTATCTTTATGACCTGCGTATCCTACACCTGCGTCCGTCAAGACCTGTCCTTTATGACCTACGTTGTCCCGCTAGTGGACTTCGATACCTGCCACTGGAGACTAGACGATGAGTACGCCGCTGCGTTCTCCTTCATACGTGAAGCCTGCGCTACCGACACACCCAAGGCAATGCAGAACGGAATGTATGATGCCTTACATAGCTGTGGGTACAGG